TCAAGTATTTTTCTCAATTCCTTCCTGCACCATTCATAAGCCTTGTAGGTTTCGTCACTTAGTTCTTTGTACTTCATCTCTGATCTTAGAAGCTGATCAAAATCCCAGATGGCACTTTTGTAATTGTGGCCATTAATAGCTGCCTGAAAGTCTGTGTTATCTTCAGGCAAATCAAATTCTAGTACTGCTTTCATAGTGGGAATTTTTGTGAGTCTACTAAAAGTTCATAATGCTCAAGTTCATCTTTCTTGTACCTTCTTCCATTTAAGGTTAAGATTCTACCCCCAACAGGCTTAATAGGTGCGCCTCTTTCAATGTGCCATCCATTAGATCCATCTCCATACTCTTCCTTGTAAGTACCCGTGATAGCTAGGTGGATCTGCTTCTGTTGTAATTCGTATACTCTTTTTCCTTGGTTATATTGAAGGGTGTCTCTCACATCATTTCTACTTGAGTTCTCATGAATGTGACCCATAATAAATACATCCATGTTCTCATAGGTTTCTAGTGCCCTAGTCAAATTGATTGCGCCCTTTGTGACTATTCCACCCCCACCGGCACCATGATGGTACTTTAAGGTCTTGGTCATTTGACTGTTAGTTCTTATCTCATATTTTATAACCATCCACCCACCATATCCACCGGTGTATACATTGCTTTTATTCTTGTAGTTAAATAGATCTACAAATCTTTGCAGGATATCTGTCTCTGAATACTTTATTATGCTAGTCTCATGATTCCCGTACCCGATCACCGTCAAAAGGTGTGCATAAGGTGACCACCATTCTACTGCCGTTTCAACAATTGAATCCAAGTACTTTGCGTTGTTGTGTTCAGGCCTGATGTCTGATTTGTTGCTTCTGCGATCCATACGGCCCTGCATGCAGCAGAAGAAATCGCCATTAATAAAAATAGGTATCTGATTATCAAGGCAATAGTCTAGGTGTCTCTTGAGCATATCCCTGTCGCACTTTGGGTTATCCCAATGTATATCAGATAAAAGGGCTACTCTGTTTTCCTCCTTGCTTAGGGAAAGGCTATGCACATTCCTTGCAATTTTGGTTAGTTCCATCAAATAGGTTGATAGGTTGTTTTGCCTCCAGACCGTACGGCCTTCAGCTTTTGCTTTCTATTGCCACTTTTTACAAATGAAACATGAACCCAGTCCGGGTTAAAATCTGTTCCGAACTCCCAGATAAGCTGATCAAAATCTAGCTTATTTTTTATGAAATCGAATACCATCCGATTAGTTACTTCACCGTTGCCTCCATCCATATCGATGTCAATGGCTTGCCCTTTGCAGTGCTGTGAAGATGCGCTGCCTCCGATGAAACTATTTAAAGCCTTGCTTCGATATCCTGAACTAATAAAAATAGGGACTTTAAAGTGTTCCCGAATAGGTTCAAAAACCTTATCAGCTAGCAGCTTAAAATTTTCCAAATGCTCTGCCGTTGGTGTGTTGTCTATTCCGTGACGCTTTGCAGAATCGCTTCTAGTTACCTCAGCTAGATTAAGATGTTGGCTTATTTTCATTTTTATCTGTTGGTTTTTTGAATATTTTTTCAGCAGCCGTGATTCCCAAGGCAGCAGCAGACAGGGCCGCCACCGAATAGACTAAAGGTTCGTTTTGATTCATGAATAGTGTGCAGCATAAAGTCACTCCACTTAATACACCGACAAGCCTTTTGCTAGATGCTTCGCCTCCTTCAGATAGAAATCCTTTAGCCCAATCGAAAAACTTTTTCATCTTCCCTGCCCCCGATATTTTTTAGGTTTGTTTAAACTTTTAGAATAGCTTTTTTTTGCGTATCCGTTTCTTCTTTTGCCAAATGTTATTTTGATTTGCGCAACTGCTTTAGCTTTTGCCATTGCTTTTCTTTATTTCGCCCCGTATTTTATACACTAAATAAATGATTGATAAAATAGAAATCACAGAAGTGAAAACTACATTCACCATTTGAAGGCCTGCCATAGCAGTAACATTTGCAAAGATCGCCAAGAAGGTAGAAGGCACCCCTAGTTCATCGCTTTTCAATATATTCATCTCTTTAGTTGGTTGGAACTTGACAAAGGTTCAAAGGAATAGGAGCAGTTATTTCTATATCAATACTCACCCCTGCTGCAAAGTCATCGAATCGCTCCTGAAAGAATTCTACAGATGCCTGCGGAGGTGTATTAAAGGAATAGGTATTATCTAGTTTTAGCTTAGCCAAAACATCCAAAGCCACAAGAAGCTGATCACTTTGAACCTGAAGCCTGTTGCTTTTATCTTCAGTCAAGAGATCCGCAAATAGAAGAACTAAGCGATAGCGCATAGTAGTATTTGAATACTGTGAAGGCCTTACAACTGTCCAAAAAACAGGGTAGACAATTTCACCCCCGTTATCTGTGTAGTCATAAATATCACCCTCTCCGAACGTCCGAATCATCGGATGTGCTTCTTGGATTGCTTTTAGTTTTGCTACTAGATTTGCGAGTGTCATCTTGCTTAGATAGGAATTCTTTTAGTTTCTTTTCGTTCTTGCTGTAGGCCATTTTTAGAATGGTTTTTTGTAGCGGTTTCCTTGGTATCTTTCAGAGTATGGCCTATAATCTTCATAGTCCCCACGGCCTAAATTGATAGCCACCTTATATTGATTGCTCACAGGCTGGATTGTAGTAACATCACTACCCGGATTCAAGTACTCAGGGTACAGGGTATTATTTGCAGTTAGGTAATTGATAGATCTTTCCGCATACCATTCGGCATATCCCTTATAGTATTGGCTGATGCTTTGAAGTTCTGCAAAAGTAGGTTCTGTGATGTTCTCTGATTTGCGCTTTACAACTCCCTTATTTACAAACTTGTACTGCATCGCCATAGGAAGTTCACCCAGAACGTAATTGAACAGGGTGTCTGTTAGGTAGTCATCTAGCAAGGTCTTATAAACCGCATTCCCTCCACTTGTAATGGTACCGGCTACGATCAAAGAAAGGATCTTATCATAAAGGGCAGTCCCGCAGATAGGGTGTATATACCTGTCCTGCGTCATCTTGATCACCTGAGTTACATTTTTCAGGTCAATATTTGCGGAAGCTACAGTGAAATCCTTAAAGGACTGCTCCGATATCATTAATACATTTGCGCTCATCGGCTTGTTTTTTCTACTACTACATTTCGTCTCCACTCATGACGGCAGAACGGTGTTCTCACCCCTGTGTTAGGGTTCGTGTACCATCCACCGCAAAGCTGAAAAACGGAATAGCCTAGTTGGTTTGAGATGTTTTGGATTTCTTCACGGGTAAATAAAAGGCTGTCTCCATCCTTGTAAAGTTTCTCACACAGTGGACGGCTTCCGCTCGCTGCTACAGGTACGTTTGGCCTTTCTTCATAGCTGTATAGCACCTTGAATGAAGTAACAGGCTGAAGCCTTTTGATAGCTGCTTCCCCTGTACGGGTTACGGATCTTGTAATCAATCCTTCACGGCTTATTTTTTCAACTAGTACCTGATCATCTATCAAAGTATTTATTCTCGAGATCACAGAAGCTTCATCTATACCTACCGCCTTGGCGATTTGTGGCACGGTCACATTCTCATTTCTTTGAATCTGAGTAATGATTTTTTTCTGCACCTCATTCAAAAGGTATTCAGCGAATAGATCCTGCTTCACAAATTCATCCATGCTGTTAAAAACTAGCCGATCATTCTGGATGATTTTAAACTTGCTTTTGCTTACCCCTTTTCCTTCAAAGTAGCTAAGGATTTCATCGTCCTTTTCTGTATGGCTGCATGAAAGTTGAATATTTTCTACAGTAGTAGGGGCAGGTGCTTCGCCTATGTTCTCAGGGGTTACAATTTCAGAACGTGAAGGCAATCCAATCAAGCTGCGGAGTTCGTTTACATCCATGCTCTCGACTACCTTGGTAGCGATCAAAGGGGATAGGCTGTTCAATGAATTAATAATGTCCTGCGCTCCTGCTGTTTCTTTTTTCTCGATAGGTGCAAGTCCTAGCTTCTCCCGGATCTCATCCTGAGTCATATTAGCTGAGATGATCGCTTCGCTAAATTCAAAGCTGATAGGCTCTGTAGGTTTTAATTCAAGATCAGCGATGATGTCATTAAATTTAAATAGATAGTTTACCACTTCCTCAAGTGCCCGCTGCTTTGCGTTTACATAGGTGTTCTGGAATAGCTGATAGGCTTCTCTCATTTCAGATCTGCCCCCTAGTTGGCCTTCGGTTTTAATTCCAAAAAGCATAGGGCTTGTGATCTTGTGACCACTAAAAATTTCAGTTTGGACAGTCAAGTTCAAAAGGTCAAAGTGCTTGTCAAGTTCCGTACCCGATAGATCAATTATTGAAGGCTCATTTTCCTTGCTATCGTTAAACGCTAGCATGAATTTACCTGCGTTTTTAGATCCGCTGAATTTGTTCTGGAATTGTCGCTCAATTCTATCTTCTTCCTCTTGGCTTACCTTCCCTCCATTCAAGTTAATCAACTTGCTAGAGAACATCCCGTTGTTTATAGTGTTCAAATGGTACTCACCTATGCTGATATCTAGTTCGATATAGCTAATCGCACCCCGATAATCAGGAAGGGAATAGGTATTTACTCCTGCACGATATTCTTTGAAGTAAAGTATCTGAGATCCTGTAGGATTGTTGGGATCAAAAGCCGGATAGGTTTCGTAGTCTGGTCGAGGGTTTACGTTATCGTTCTTTAACCAATTGTCAGAGACATAGAATTCGCTATTATCTGAGTTCGTTCTTACTTTGTAGTAATCCACATGGTAAAGTTCTGCGATCTCGCCTGTGCCCTTAGTCCATATCACCTGTAGATAGTATCCCCCGAAGATAGTTAAGTCAGTCACAAGCTTATTAGTGACCTCATTTAGGCTTTCTTCTTTCGTGTTTACCTTGTCAATAATTCCAAAGGCTTTTGCCTTCTGCATTTCATCTTCAGCCTTCACAGTCCACCCGTTGCCACAGATGTAGTCTACCTTCCCGGTTACAATTGCGTTATGCTTTGCGCTGTTATTGTAGATCCTTAGTAGGTAGTTAGGGTAGTCATTACGCTCACCATAAAAAATGTAATCTTTCCCTTTTACTTCCTTGTAAATGGGTAGTGGTACATCGTCAAATTTTAGAAATTTTATCATGTTGTGGTATAGGTTTTATAGTCACCATTATAGCCGTTGTATCTAACTACCCCAGAGGTGCTTAAGTTAGGTGCCGTCAATTGCATTTTTCCTGTTGCAATAATTTCAGCACCGCTTCCAGATTGGGTTACGTTGTACCGCCAAAATCCGATTGTTCTATTCTCGAAGTTTGCTATTGTAATTGCAAATTTTGATACACGATCTTTAAATGTGCTAGTATCCGTTAAAGTCAAAATCACTTCCTCATTTGTCACTTCATGATTAAACCGGAAGATGTAGACATTGCTACTCGTTTCCCTCTTATCTGTAAGGGTTACATAAATTGAAGTGTTAGCCCCCTGTGGTATTGCGATCATATCATTAAATACAAAAACCCTGTAGTATGTACACAAAAAAAAACACCCCCAGAATCGAGGGTGCTTTCACATCTAACCTATAAACCAAATGTATTAGGTAATCGGAATAACCGCTGTCACTTTTGGACAAAGTTCTTTCTCGTTACCTGTAAAGGTCAAAGTGTATCCTGATCTATCACCGAAGGCAGTACCTGAAGCACTACCTCCACCTGTTAGATCCAAACCATTACCTACACCTAAGAACCAATTCTCCCCGTTGTTATCTGTAGCAATTACTGCAAGTCTGTTTTTTCCCAAAAGAACGATTTCGTTTCTGGTGTTTACCTGCAATTTGTTAAGGATAATTTCGAGAGTCTGAGCATAGAAAATAGTACCATTCTGCACGTTAGTATTTACAGCCTCAGCAAAGTTGGAAGATTCTTTCACAAGATCGTACTTGTAGAATCTCTTGGTAGAATCCATAGTCAAAGTAGTTACTACTCCTGCTGCTATGGTTACTGTTGCCAAATCTTCATAAGGTGCAAAATATACGGCTGTTAAACCGCCAACGCTATCTTTGCAATCAAGCGTGTAAGATTGAGTTAAAGCACAAGGCATATCTTTTCGAATTTAGAATTGTGAAGGGGTAAGGATTATGACCTTACCCCAATTTTATTTAAGGTGCAACGTAAAGTTTCCAGAATACTACCTCATCAGGGAAGGCAACCTGTACACCAAATTTGAATTCTACTACGAATCTCATCTCGTCTGCCTCCTTGGCATAAAACAGTTCGAAACGATCTTGCTCGTTCAAAAGGTCAGTACCTAAGTAAAGGTTAGACATAGATAAAGCGAATAAAGTATCTGTTGCATTAAGACCATTAACACCTATCAACTTGATGTTTGTTCCCGGTACTACTAGTTCCATGTTCACCGCATCTACAGCGTAGTGGAAAAGGTTGGAATCTCTCAAGGCAATTACATAGTCACGGAAAGTATCATTACCACAGAAAATTACGACATCTTCCTTGTCCAAAAGGGCAGCAGGAATAGCAGCGAACGTTTCGTCTACAGCCTGCTCAATGTTTGCGCTTGTCAAAGTAGTCAATTGGGAAGTGTTTCCCTTTACAGGATCACCTGATCCACCAAAACCAAGGGCATCAATGATAGTAACAATACCCATGAACTTGTTTAGTTGAGCATTTCCTGAAGCAGTGTTGCCCATCCAAATTGCAGTCTCCAAAGCAGCACCGATCTTCTGTACTTTCTGAGCAGAATATTCTTGTGCGTAAGCCATGTAGTCATAGCTAGATCCTTCTCTCAAAGCCTTTTGAGTGTACTTAGCTTCGAAAGTTTTAGGGCAGATAGATTCTTGAATTTTGATCTTGCCTACAGTCAAAGTTCTTTGAGTGATTGTAGTAGTTCCTGAGGAGTTAAATCCGCAAGTACCACCTGTCTGGAATACCGCATCGGTAGCCATGATATTGATAGTCTCTGCTGATTTGATACCCACCTGCACATTACCGAATTGTTCGATAAGTCTAGCGGATTTTGCTGAGAAGATAGCAGCAGAAGTAAGCTGCAATTCGTTCTCCTTTACATAGTTAGTTAATGCTGAAAGGTCTAATGCCATTGTCGTTTATTTTTTAAGTGTTGAAAATGCTTTTTGAAGGTTGTTATACCTATCGTTTTTTTCTGTTTTTAATTGCTTAGCAAATTGGTTAGGAGCAGTGATTGCTTTGTCGCTTGGCTCTTTTGCAAATGATTCAAGAACTTCAGCAGATAGTTTCACCGCTTCTTTCACATCTTCTGCTTTTTCTTCCATCGCCTTAACTTTTGCGCTTAGTTCTTCTACCTTTTTTTCAAGGTAACCCATGGCCTCTTCTACTTTTGCCATTGCTTCATCCTTCTTAGGCTCTTCAGCTGATACTTCGGCTGCTTCGATTTCGATTTCTAGCTTTGGTTCTTCGCCTTTTTTAACTTCAGCAATTTTACCTGCTTCAGTTACGATTACGATTTCACCGCTTTCAAGTTGATGTTCTCCAACAGGTGCAGGGATTTGTACCCCATCTTCACCGATTACGAAAATATCACCTGCCTCAAGATCGTAGGCCACCATCGTGCCATCTACTAGCTTACCTTCTACCAAAGCGAAGGCTGCTTTCTTTTCTGCTTCTGTGAAAAGCAAGTTTTTAATTTGCACAAGTGCTTCTTTTGCGTTCATAATTGTAAATATTTAGTTAGTTAATTTTGTTCAACTTGACTCAAAATTTTAAAAATTTGTGACATGATTTGCTCTTCTTTTTGCACGATCATTCCTGCTTTTTCGTAACGGAATAAACCCTCCACGCTGAAGCCTTTAAAAGTCCCTGCTTTTACTTCACCCCAGAGTTTGTCATTTTCAACTTTAAAGGAACCGAACCATGAGCCATCTGCCACATCTTCAAAACCTGTAGGAGGGTTAACCCCTCTGTCCCTGTCAATGATGTAGCTTTCAAACATATAAACCCCTTCAGCTTTCTTGCCGTGTTCAATGTTGACCTTTGCCTGATATCCTTTTTTAAAGAATCGCTGCACGATCTTCTTGATCTGCTCACCGGTAAACATCACATAGTACTCCCCATCTTCGTCCCTTCTGTAGATCGGTAAATCTGCAATCATTAACGGCCCGGATACTATGCGCTGATCTTCATCCTGAACTGCGAAGGATAGGTGAGTGCTGAATTCTTCTTGCTTCATCTTGCTTTCTGCCCATCTAAGCATTGGCTCACCACCCCAGAGAAGATAGCTGATAGTTCCGCAAGCTTCTGTGTCATCTGGATTGTAGTATTCGGCAGCCCTGCTTAGGTAGGAGTAAGTTCTTTTTATGGTCTCCCTAGAAAGGTTCTCACCATTCATGATTTGAGTAGCACGAACTTTTCCTACCTGAGTAGCGCATCTATTACCTATTGCCTCATTCAAACGGATTCCCCGTTCTGCATTATCCTTTGCGCTTTGTGGGTAGTCATTATAGGAATCTTCTTGGAATCTACCTTCCCATTGACTTGAGCAGATAGCTACCGCTTGATCGGATTCCTTCCCTTCATTGATCATGTACTCAATGCATCTAGGAAGAAAGTCTTCTTTGCTTTCCCCTTGGCTAGGCTCTACAAACTGCTCAGAAAATGCTAGAAAGTTTCTCTGGATTGCAGGGCTTTCCACCAAGGCTACAAAATCAACTTCTTCTTCGCCATCAATATCGTCAGCGATAAACATTTTATAAAGTGGTAATTTATCCATATCTCTAAGTATTAAAATCCTGCTCTGCGTTCAATATCGGCTACTCGCTTTTGTGTTCCTGTTACTTCGCTTTCTACCACATACGCTTTGATTGGAGGTTGATTCTGCATCATAGTTCCCAAGGCAGTCACCGGGCTAGATCCAATTGTAGGGACTTGACTACCTCCGCTTGGTGCTGATGCTGAAATAGACGGGAAAGCTGCACCCCCTCCACCGCCACCACCACCCGGCACATTGACTGCCGTAATTGCTTTGACTGCTTTAAATCCTGATGCCAAAATAGTAGCAATATTTGCCACCTTTGCTACAACATCGAAAGGGGAAGGCAAAACAGATTCCTGCTTTAGTGCCTGCGTAACCCCTACAGAAGTATTTATAATTGCTTCAGCTATTCCTAGTGCCTTTCCTGCTGCCGTTCTTTTTCCTGCCAGTTCAGATAGTGATCCAAGTAATTGAGAAGCAGCCTGTGCCTGAGATATTTTTAAATCATATTCAGCCTTGTCTATGGCTATTCTTGCATCTGAATTTTCCTTTATTCCTTGCGTGTATTCAATATCTGAAATTAAATTTTTATCGTAGTATTCTTTTAGCAGAGCATCCTTTTGATCTAGCAGATTTCTTTCTAGCATCAGATCATCATCTGCCTCTTTCATTTGGGCATCTAGTTCATCGAGTTTTTTGATGGCATCTGCTTCTGCAAAGGTCAATTCAAGCGCATCAAGTTCCTGCTTGTTTTTAATTTTTAATTGTTTTTCAATAGCTAGTTTCTGCTCTGCCCTTAGCTTAGTATCCCCTTCGAGATCCGCTAGTTCCTGCTCTTGTTGTGCAACTAATTCAGCCCGTGCTTTTTCGTTTTCATTTTTGATTCCTTGAAGCCTTGTTTCTACTAGGATCTCATTTAGTCGCTTTTGGAATTCAATATCTTCCGCTGCGGTTTTTTCTTTTAGTTCCTTTTGTTCCTCAGCAAGTTTCTTTTCCGCAGCTAGTTTTTCCTCATTAATTTTTTCCTGCTCAGCCTTTGCCTTTTCCGCTCTAGTCTTTGCTTCCGCTGCCTGCTTTTCTGCTGCTGCTTTTGCTTCGTCCGCTTCTTTTTTATTGTATGCAGCAGTTTCAAAGGTCAAATTATTCAGCAATTCTTTTCTTCTTTTCTGCCGTTCCTCTGTGGTCTTGCCATCTAACCTGTCGGAGGCTATTAAGTCCTGAATCTCTTGGGTAGTTTGCTTTCTCTTTAGTTCAAAAATCTCTTTTTCCTTACCACCTTGAGCGGTTAGTAATTTGATTTGCGTTTCTATGCTTTCATTTCTTGATGCAGTTCCTTTTGTAAGTGTCTCAAGTTCCCTGTTCGCCTTACTTGTAATCCCAAAGAAATCCGTGACCCCCTGCACTAAATTACCGATCGTATCCGAAAATCCTTTTAGCCCCGGCATTAAATTTAGAACAGCATCTTTGATAGCACCAAAGTTTTGCACCAAAGAAATTAAACCAAGAACTAAAGCAGGGATACCCAGAGAAATCAAAGCCCCTCTAAGCACTTTCATTGATATTGCTGCTGCCTTACTTGCTAGGGTAGAGGCATTTGTTGCCCCTGCCTGCGCTGTATTTGCTACTGTGTTGGCTCCTACTGCTGCCGTGTCTGCCGTAGTTGCTGCCGTCTTCTGAGCAGTAGTTCCTATCAATCCCTTGAAGGATGATTTTAGCTGATCTGTGACCTTGCCTAGATCCGCAAGCTGAGATAAGCCCTGAGAAAGGGCCATCGCAGACTGTACTTTCAAAAGTGCTTTCTGGACATCTTCAGATTCTGCCCCGAATAATCCCATAGCCCCCTGAACGGCACCAACTGCCCCTGCTGCTAGACTTGCTGCGCTGGTTAACGCTTGGAATCGCTTACCCGGATCGAATAAACTAGCCTGCTCGTTTGCATCTTCTATGCTATCCCTGATTCCTGCTACTTTCTTTGCTGCTTCAACGGCTTCCGTAGATAAATCCCCAAACTTTTGCCTAGCGTTTTGTAGTTCTAGCGTTGCTTCTTTGAGTTGCTTTTTTAACGGCTTAACATCCGCATCTAAAATGATCTTATTTTCTTCAGCCATTGGTTGGGGTTTTTAAAGGTTAGGGGAATCAATTGATTCCCCATTTTTTATTCTGTTTCTTCCTTCGGGTTCTGCTCCTGCACTTGCTGTGCTAGGAATTGGATAAAGGTCATCCCGTACTTTGTCGGCAGTTCTTGTGCCCATGCTTCAAGCATTTTGATTTGTTCTTCGTTAAGAATTACTTTCATCTTGTGTTTGGTTTTGGTTTTGTAAATCTTCATTTAAAATTTCACTTTCTTTCTTTTTCTCTTTAAGTGGTTCAACTATTACCTTGCCATTTTCATCTGTCCAATCTGTATCAATCATGTGTTGGTCAATTCGTTCACCAATCACAAGCCATGAAATAGTATCTAAACATTTTGAATCCTGTGCTTCAATCTTCAAGATATTCCCTTCTACTTTTCCTCTGATTGCAGTCCACCCTGATTCATTTGAAGTAAAGCATTGAATGTTTCCATTTAAAACTAAAAAAGTTTCTTCAGTCATTCCTGATGCTTCATCAATATTTACTTCTGCATATCCATTTGTTAATTCAATTTTTCCTCTGTAAATATTGTCTGCTTGTGGCCCTTCAATAAATGAATGAACTAGGTGGTGTGTATCTTTTTTAGATTGTAGTGGATGGTCAATTCTAAACGAACCTGAGCCTTTTGAAAGAGAACCTGGGACGTTTACAGCCCCATCATTTCTCACTTCAAATAAGCCACCACCACTTGAGTTTGTTGCAATAAAAGCATAAGCTGCACTTGATGTTCCAGCACCCGCAGCTATTAATCTTGATATAGAACTTGCAGTTCCAGATGGCCCTATTCCTACACTTCCCCCCGAAGTGATGCGCATTCGTCCGGTAGGTGCACCTGCATTAGAAGTGCTGAAAATCATATCGCCACTTCTCGCAGTACCATCTTGACTTATTCCAATATCGGCAATAGTATTTTTTGAGCCTCCACCATTAGTATAAAACTGAATTCCATAACCTGCACCATTTGCATTAATATTGTGGTAAGTAGAAATAAATCCATCTTCAACTTGCAATTTAGTGTTTGGACTAGCCGTGCCGATGCCTACGTTGCCGTTGGTTAAAACTAGGTTATTTGAATAAGTTGTTGCGTTATTGACAACATCAAAAATGTGCTTTACCAAACCTAATGAAACATCTTGGCGAAGCCTTAAAGAAAAGTCAGGGTTGGCCACATTATAAGACCATCTTTGAACCTCAGCACTTGCGTCATTTCCGCTACTTACTTCTAGCCTAGTAGCAGGCGTTGCAGTTCCTATTCCTACATTCCCATCTCCCTGAATTACTAGCTGATCATTTGAATGACTATTTGCAGCATCATCATACCCTAGATAAAACCTTAATTTATTATCTGCTAAGTTTACATTATTGTCTAGTGCAATAATTCCATAGTAGTCATTAAAATTTGGACTAGTTTCACCTTGACCAAGCGCAATTTTTACAAAATTATTTGCAGAGTTTAAAAATTTTGCTACAGGAGCAGTTAATTCTTGTGAAAATCCTTGTGCATAATTTACTCTAAGAGATGCTGCTTCAAGAATTGAAATATAACCACCCGCAGGAGCATAAAGAGTTCCGTCAGTGTTAATTCTTAATGCATCATAGGTGTTCCCATCTGATTCACTAACCTGAAATTTTAGACCTGCATAAGTTGAAGCATCAGATCCCCACGCATTAATTAATCCATAACCTGATTCAAAGCCGATTCCTATTTTGCTTGTTTCATTTGTTGCAAAAGATGAACTAAAAATAGAAGTAGTTCCGTTCAAAGGGCTTGTTAAAGTCTTTGCTCCTGCAATAGTTTGTGCTCCCGTAGTCACTACACCCCTAGCACTAGCCGAAGCATCGGGTACATTTAATGTTATTACAGGGGTTGTAGTTCCATTAGCTACTGTACTTGACAAGTCATTTCCGCTTGTGCCTAAAGTAAGTGCAGCAACAGATGTCACCGTTCCCAAATTCGTAGTAAATCCTGAAGGGTTTGATGCTAAATAGTAGGTGCTAGAATCTACACTACCATCAGCCTTCAAGAATTGGCTTGAAGTTCCGCCTGTCTTGACGATTGTAGGTGCTTCGAAATTACCACCTATCACAGTCATGGCATTACCCGTTCCGCTTGTTTTATTTACTCGGATAACTTCGCCATTGCCTGCTTTTATAGCATCCAAAGCAAAGCCTGCCCCTGAAGTGGTGATGATAACCGAATCAGATCCTCCACTTGTAGTGAAAGTCTTTTGAGCCGTGATAGTTTGGGCTGTTCCTAGCGTTACATATCCACTTAAATCTGTGCTATAGTTAGGGATGTTTAAAGTTCCGCTTACTAGGGTAGATGCTCCGCTTGTTCCTGTAGTGGTTAGGGTAATTGCTTGCTGCTTAGAATTAAAGGTAGACCAATCAGCAGAACTCAAAGCCCCTCTATTCGTAGCACTTGCAGTAGGTAAATTGATAGTGATATTCCCTGAACTAGTCACAGGTGAACCGCTTGCATTTATGTCAGTTCCTGTAGTTCCAAAGGTGATACCTACAGAAGTCACCCCTAGATCTAGGTTACCCTGCATAAAGGTTTGGATGCTTGAGATGGTTGCTTTGTTAGTTGTTACCGCACCGCTCACCACGATAGGTACTACATCGCTGTTTACAACCGTGCCCCGATCTACTAGTTGACTTATTCGCTTATCTGCCATAATTCTTAAATATAAAACTTGTTTGACCCGTTTTCTTGTAACATATAGAAGTCATTCTCCAATAGGATGTAATCAAAATCTTCAGGCTGAAGTTCGCCTAGTATCTTAAATAGCGAAACATAGGATAGCCCGTTTGCAATCGGGTTGTACTTATCCACCTTTTGCAACTGAAAGAAGTGATTGCCTACTTTTATAATCGTCCTGAAATCTAGATTTGAAATATCTGTAGGAGTTAGGTAGAAATATCCTTCAAGTAGCCTGCTATTCCTGTCACCTATCGAAGTGATTAGCTGATCGTAGTACTCCGTGTAAAGGTTTGAGTTTTCAGGGTAAGCCCCGATAGCAAAATATACCTCTTTTGGGTAGTGGAATAGCTGATCAAAGGCAGGATCTGTCAAGCTATTAACGTGACCCGCATAAGGGTAGGTATTATAAGTTACTGGCCCTGCTGCATATTGAATCTGCCACGATGTTGGGCTTGGTGTGTTAGGGGAAAAGAATACTATTCTC